TTGATCTGCTTCACGTCCTCCGCGCTGTACTCCTTGCCCTCTACTTCGCAGCCGTCGATGTTGTCCTCGCACCACCGTTTCAGATTCCGGGCCTTGCTCCACTCATCGTTGAGCTTCGACACTTCCCAGACATCGGCAAACGGGTCTGCAGCGGACTGCACCGCGGTCGGCCTGTCGTTGGTCTGCTCCAGCTTGGTCTTGGCGTCGTTGAGCTCCCGCTCGAGAGCCTCGGCCTTCTCCAGCGCCTCTTTCTTCTGGCGCGTGAGCTTGTCGATGCGTTTGCGGTAGCCCAGCGATTCCTCGTCGCTGTTCTCTTCGGTCTCGGAAAGAACCTCCTGCTCAGGCGACTCGGCCTGGGCGTCCGTTTGTTCTGCGGTCGGCTCCGCATCCTCGGCCTGATCGTCCACGGAAGTGGCTTCCGGCTCCGGCACTTGTCGCTCGACGGCTGATGCCTTCTCTTCCTCCCCGCTGAATCGTGTCTTCAGTAGCTTCGCCAACGCCGATTCGTCGAACTGCATCGGGTTGATTGGGGGCTGTGCCGTGTTTTGGGCAGGTTTCGCTTCCTGTGTATTCGTCGGGATGTCCATGCTTTTAGACCCTGCAAGCCGGGTATGCTGCGCCAGGGTTGTTTAAGGCCAACCAAGAAGCCGTTGTTTGAGTGAGAGCCTAGAATTGACCGGAAGTCAATCCCCTCCCATTTCTTAACGCACTGATTTGTGCGATGAGATCCTTGATCGCGGCTGCCCGGCCTGAGTTGTAGGCACGGTCCTCCGCGGAAAGTGATGGGAGGAGGGCGTTGAGCACCTCGTCCCGCAGCGTGTCGTCGATGAGTTGGCCCATAGCCTTGAGCACCGGGTGCTCCTCGGATACGGAGAGGGCCTCCGAGAGTTGTTCGTCGGTCAGTTTCATTGGACTCCAAGGCGGCCGGTGATGGCGTTCTGCTGCTGTTGGACGCTGAACTGCAGGTTCTCAATGTACTTCTGCAGGTTGGCCTGAAAGAGCGGGTCCTGCTGGAGCTGGGCCTGATATTTCGGGTTGGATTGCAGGACCTGTTGGCTGAATTGCAGGCGCATGGGCGCGGTGGGGTCGTTCTCCCGGAGCTGGGGAGGATTGCCGAGCGACATGAGCGCGATCTCGTCGTTGGTCTCGTTGAACATCTTCTGCGCGGCCGGTCCCTGCTGCATGACCAGCTCGCTGGCGAGGTTGGGGTCGATGGCCCGGAGGGCGACACTGATGAGCTTGGCCCGGTCGATGACGCCGGCGGTGTCGAGGGGCAGGACGAGGGTACTGATGGCCTTGAGCTTCTCGGTCACGAGGTCGGTGGACAGCTCGCGGATGTCGAATTTGAGCATCACGTCGAAGTCCTGAATGTCGGGAGGCAGCGGTGTGGCAGAGGCCGTGATGCGCTGGATCTCGGCGGGGCCGACGTATTGGAGTGTGAGGGACAGGACCTGGCGGAAGGCCTCGGTCCAGCCGTGCAGCCAGTTGTTGATCAGGCGCTGCTGGCGCATCTGGGTGATGACCGGCGGGACCTTCTCGGTCGGGCGGCCGAAGTAGCGGTCGGTCTGGGCCTCGATGGCCGCGATCAGTTGGAAGGCAACACCGGGCTCGCGGGCGGGCGGTGCCAGGAAGCCGATCTCGCCGCGGCGCAGCACCGGGATCTGGATGGCGGGACCGATCTTCAGGTTGCCGCCGCGGGTTTTGGGGACCTCGATGGGCGGGAGCGTGGCGAGGGACGTGTAGTCGAAAATGGAGTCGCGCTGGGCCTTGACCTCGTGCTGCCAGGTGGAACAGACCTCGGGCACGCCGCGGCTCTCGGTGATCTGGCGGTGGATGAGCTCGGAGCGCCAGATAACGAATGGATACTGGCCGTGCGTGTAGTCCAGTAGGTCGAAGTAGCCCCACTTGTCGCCGACCTGGGGGCTGAAGACGGTGTAGAACACGCCCGGGATACCGTCGGAGTCGATTGACTTTTGGTAGGCGTAGACCACTTCGATCAGGTTTTCGCGGTCGAGGATGGAGTTCTCGGCAAGGCCGACGGCTGCGTAGGTGTAGGCGGAGTAATCCGAGAAACGGCCCATCGTGTTGATGGCTTCCTGCGCCCACTCGGCGTCCCAGTCCTCGGTCTCGACCTTGTTCAGAAGCTGGGCCTCGGTCATGTAGTAGCGGCGGAAGACAACCCGGGCGGACTGGATATCGGTGGTCTCGGGCGGGAAGACCAGCTCGTCGTAGGGTGCTAGGGCAGCGACCATGGGCTTATTGCTGACCATGGTGGGGATGGGGAAGTCGCACTCGCCCTCGGTGCGAAGGTCGCGGATGGCCTTGAGCGCCCGGCGCTTGCGCAGGTTTGGGAAGGCGGCGAGCAGGAGCTCCGCGGATTGGTCGTCGGCCTCGGGGTTGGCGATGAGATTGGGCAGGTCGGCCAGGATGGAGCCCTCGGGCGACTGGGCTGCCAAGGCCATGATCTGGTCCATGGTCAGGTACTGCTCTTTCTGCCCCATCTCCTGCTGCCAGGTGACGTGGACGCTGGCCCAGCCGTAGGTCCAGAGGTACTGCGAGAGTAGTTCGACCTCACGGGTCAGGTCGTTGTACATCCGGGAGTTGACCGTCCAGTCCATCAGGTTGTGCGCGGTGACCGCCTGGTCGAGCTGGCTGATGTTGGTGGGCGACACGCGGAGCATCGAGCGCCAGAAGGACGTGGAACAGAGGTCGACGAGGCCGTTGATAACCTCGTCGGCCAATGGGATTCGCGTGTCGGAGGCACCGTCCCAGGGGAAGGCCGGCTTGTTGCGGTTGGCATCGTTGTTCTTCTTGCCGTCGTCGGTCTGCCCAGGCCAGCGGCAGTAGCGCACGTTCTCGGCATTCTCGACCCGGGCGAAGACGCCGTAGTCGGTGGCCGAGCGCCGCAGCTCCTCGGTCAATGCCGGTACATTGGGCTCGTCGCCGACCCGTGCCATCACGTCGGTTGCTTGCTTGTAGGAATCTCCTTGCATAGTCAAATGGTTTAGTATCCGCCGCCGCCGCGACAATCAAAGCCCCCGCGGCCTACGAACGCAAGACTTGAGACCAAAAGCATCCCCAGGCAGTCGATGGGATCTTTGGTGCAGCCCTTCTGCCCGTCGCGGCCGGTGTGCTCGGAGAGTGCGTAGGTAAGGTTGGTGCAGGTGTCGGTGATGTAGAGGGAGGGTTCGTTAAGCGCGGTGAGGGGCTGGGTGGCGTCGTAGGAGAGGAGACTATTGATGGCGGATGTGCGCTGGTCGACGGGCACGCCGGGTGCGGGAATGAAGGCCATGCCATCGTCGGTGGGGTCGTCGGATTCGGCCAGGAGGTCGATGAGGGTCGTGCCGCCGGCCTCGGAGAGCGCTGGAGAACCTCCGGCCTTGGGGTCGATCAGGCGCATAACGGGCTCGCCGTAGCCGAGGTCGGACTCGATCTGGCGGAAGAGCTTGCGGTACTCGGAGATGGAACGGCCGGCGTCTAGGGTTTGGGCGGGACCGAACTTGCCGTCGGGCTTTTCGGAGGGCAGCGCCCACTCGCCGTAGTTGGAGAAGTCGGGGAACTCACGGACCACGATGCGCTTGCCGTCTTCGTACACTAGGAGCCACAGGCAGAACCAGTTGCGGGCTCCGGCAGGGTCGCAGACCATGTACAGCGTGCCGCCGGGTGGCACCTTGGAGGCCGGGATGCAGTGGATATCGGGGCGGAAACGGGCGAAGGCCTTGCCGATGTTGTCCGAGGCCCAGCCGTAGGCTCGGGTCAGGATCTGGCCCATGGGCGAGGTGACCAGCTTGGACTTCATCTCGTCGAAGGGGTTGTACGGGTTGTCTTCCGAGAAGAAGAACACGGTGCGCCGGTTGGTCTGGGGCTGCACCATGGTGCGGGCGGACTTACCCATGGGCCAGGTGGGCAGGGCCTGCTTGCCTTTGATGAGCTCGGCGTCGTCAAAGCGGGTGATTGCGGAGCCGGCGGTGAACTCCTTGTAGACACTGGCAACGCCTTCAAGGGGTGTTTGGGTGACCAGGAGCTTGCCGCGGCGGGTGATCAGGCGGTAGCGCAGTGTGTCCACCCAGGATTGGGGCACGAGCTCATCGCACCAGATCATGTCGGCCTCGCGGCCCTCGATGGTGTTCTCGCTCTGCGTGTAGTTCAGGAAGTCGCAGCGGGAGCCGTTGGGTAGGATGAATGAGCCGTCGGTGAATCCATTTTTGCGGCTGTAGTTCAGGTAGTGGATGCGGCCCTTCTTGGTGGCCCGGAGTGCGACGGGCAGGTAGTTGTAGATTGCGGGCTGCTGCACGGTGACCGAGGTGGCGTGGGAGGTGTGGCAGCAGAGAACCGATGCGTTCTCTTTCTCGAGGAGGGTTTGAACCACGCGGCGGGCGGCCCAGAGGGTTTTACCGGCGCGGTTGCCGCCGGAGATTAAGAGCTCCTGGGTGAGCAAATACTCGGTGTTGGCGATCTCCCAGTGGTCGGGGATGTAGCCGTAGGTGTAGGGGTCGGCCTTCTCGAGCAGCACGAGCTGTGTGCGCTTCTGCTTGAGCTCGAGGGCGCGGGGGTGCGAGGCGTCGACTTTGGGGATGACGGGGTGCTGCGGTTGCTCGTTCCACCAGGCGGTGTTGCAGGCCTCGGTGCAGAAGCGTTTCTGCTTGGGGCCTTCGCGCTGCTTGATGATCTCGAAGGGCTTGGAGCAGGTGAGGCAGAGTGGTTGGCTCATTTATCAATATTTTTCGTTTTAGAGAACCCGTCGACTTTTACCGTCGCCGCGGATTGCCCGACCCCCTCCCCCGGGGACCCGGGCGGCCTGGTGTCTGCCTTGTGTAACGGGGTAGGACACTGGGTCTGCCGAGTGGGGCAAAAGTGCGTTTCGATCAATGTTTGCAGGGGTTTGCTGCGTGTTTGCGTTGCGAAGTGAATATAACTGCTATTGTGCAAGAAAACGCTGAAACAGGCCTGAAGTCGTGGTTTTCGATGACGATTCTGCGGTAGGGGTAGGACATTTCGGGCCACTACCTAAACCAGGTCGGGCGTCTGCTCGTCGTTCACGGGGGTCACATTGCGCTCTTTTAGGTCCTTCATCAGGTCCCGATGGCTCACAGAGGCCGTCATGGCTAGGTGAATACTGGTGGGTTGGCCTCGAATTACCGCCAATTTGTCCGTTAGCACACCCACGCTGATGGGTAAGGTGCGATCATCGATCAACATAATAGAGGATTCAGCCAGTCGCTTGGTGCCTTTCCAGATCGCGACCTCCAGGAATCCGGTCACATCCTTGCGCCATTCCTCTTCAGTTTCGGGGTAATCCACCGGCACCTTGACCCCACGGATCAGTTTAAACGCTGTATGCGGAGACAACCCAGTGGCTTCCGCGATCTTCTCCAATGACTTGTTCTCAATGATACCTTCAACGACTGCATCAGCACGCTCTTGGGTGAGCTTAGAGTTGAAATGCTGACCTGGATGCTCGGATTTCATGTATCCAAGCTCTTGAGCGGCCTTCAGGACCTTGTCTTTGACTCCTGCTGGGACGTTGGTTTTCCCGGAAAGTACTCTTTGCGCATACTGGTGATTAACTCCAGCAGCAGTCCCAACATCTTTAAGACTCGGCCTCTTCTTTGGTTTCTCACCCGGCATAAGGCGCAAAGCTAAAGGGAAACTCTCCCCAGTGGTTGAGTTGCTTACGGGGCTTCATCGAGAGGTGCTTCACTCCGGCCAGGGTCATCCTGACTGCGGCAGCGTAATCCTCACTGAGATACTCGAGTTTGCCCGGCATGGATTCCATGGCCAGTGGCATCCACAGGGTCGGGAAGCGTTCGACGCGCACATCATCGCACCAGTCGATCCTGTACGGGCTCTGCACTCCTGACCCTTCCAGCGCATCAAGTGTCGCCAGAAGGCATTTACGGGGGATTGCGAGGCATCCCGATGCGAACATGGTGATGGGCACCAGCTCCGCTGCGCACTCAGCGTCATTCACCTGATGCTTGAGGGCCTGCAGGTGCTCCGCCTTGGGACGCAGGGCCGGCCTGGCGGGCAGTGAGCGGCACGAGTAGGGGATGCAGACGGTTGCCTGGTGTTCATGGGCCAGCTCGGCCATGCGGATGACATCGGCCGCGGTGAACTCAATGTCGTGGTCCAGTTGAATCCAGACGTCCTTGCCGCTGTCGAGGAACCACTTGGTCGCACGGCAACGGCTGCGGGATATCAGGGCATCCTCCCGGATCGTGCGCAGATCGGTCTGCCTGTCTGAACGGGCGAACGTGGCCGTCAGGTCTACCCAGGACATCATGCAGGCTGCGCTGATGCCACCGTAGGCGTACAGCGAGACATGGATAGACGGCCTGGTGCCTGCCTGGGTTACTGCTTGGACCTTGCTGGTCGGCTGCGGTGCGTAAATGAATGGATCTTCCATCTGCGGGGATTCTGCCTTTGTTGTGGTCATGGTTCAATGTCCTTCCGTTGGCTTGCGAGGTAGAGTTCGTGGCCCTTGGTGATGAGGTAGACCACGCTGCCTCGGGGCACCTGGCAGGCCGTGGCGACATCGTTCAGCGACAGGCCGCGGTCACGCAGGTCGTAGGCCTTGCGTGCCATGTCTGGTGTGTGGCGCTGCTCGGTGACTTCCGGCTCATCCTGCATGACCGGGGCTGGCGTGCCGTCCTCCTTGAACGCCATGTCCTTGGGGTACGACAGCCAGCCACGCTGCACACCTACCTTCACAAGGTGCGGTGCCTCCATCAATAGTTTCGTTGTGTTTGTTACTATCATAACAGTGATATGTCTAATGGTGTTGCGGGCAAGTGCTGCCTACCCTTGCCGCTTTTATCTCCTATAAGCTGAAATATGCGTTGTCTATGTGCCTTGCCACTGGAACCGGGGTGGATAACGCAACCAAACCTCCCGTCTGCCTGGACAACGAGGTGATTGCGCTGCTTGTCCCCACCTACCTCGGCACAGGCTGGGCATTGCCCGACCAATTTCGAGCCAATTTTGCGTAGGCCTACCACTGTCAAGCGGTGTCTAGTGTTTGGGACGGGAGGGACGGCATTTCCCAACTCCATTCCTACCCTGGAGCAGCCTATACCCCATTTTACACTTCTAGCACCGAGTTGAGAAGTGCCGTCCCCCGTCCCAACCGCTTGACAACACTTGACAGATCCAGTGCTTTTCATGCGGTCAAGGTTACTTTCATGTAGCCTCGGGACTGTTGTTGCTGACCGTCGCTACGGTGAATGTGGTTCGACGGGATGGCCTGGTGTATCTCCAGCATCAGTTCAGCGGCACGTTTCTGGAAACGCTTCTCCGGTTCAGGCCCCCATTCCTTGTTGTTACACATCGTCATGTAAGCACTATACAGTTCCTCGGTTGTGATACAATCCGACGACATACTGCTACCCCGGACATGGTTAACAACAAAGTATCTAACACTGTCGCTTTCGCTCAACAGATTATCAATCATCCCGCGCTGCCTCTCGGTTACCGGGAACGGCCTACCGGCCTGCATGACCCGGCACAGATCCTCCGCGCCCTCCAGGAACCAGTTCAATATCCCGCTGCCTTCCCGCTCAATCATCACGTCGTGATAGTTGGGGATCACCTTCTCCGGCTTGGGCTGGCTGAAGTCCAGCAGCAGCAACCGTCTCGACCACGCTCCCAAATCTCCCTGTACGTTGACCTTCAGCCGGCTATTGGCCGTCACAATGACGTTCCAGTCGCCGACCACGGCCTTGGCCCCGCTCTTGCCCTTGAACTCCACGCTCAACCTATCTCCGCCCGTCAGAGCCTTGAGCTGCTGGCTCTCCTCGCAGGACAGGAAGTCCGGCGGCACGTCGCTGCCGATCAGCAGTGTCCTATCGTGGAAGTTGGCCAGCTCGAACCTGCTGCCTAGGTGCGCAGTCCTCAGCTCGCTGCAGTTCTCGTCGCCCACCAACCTCCGCACCAGCCCGGCCACCGTGCTCTTCCCGCCGCCGCCGGTCCCCGTCAGCAACAGAATCACCTGCGGCCTGTTCCTCTGGAGCAGCGCCAGGCCGCCCCATCTCTGCAGCAGCATCTGGTCATCCTCCTCGGGCAGGGCATGATCCAGGAAGGCCTGCCACATCTCGCTGCTTGCCCCCTGGACATACCGCACCGGCGTCTGATTCCTCGACATCCACTCCGGCCCGAAGCCATGCATCTCGTAGGGCGCTGCCCGTAAATCCACCATGACATTGGAGCAGTGCACCACGCTGTCCGGCCGAGAAAACGGATTGCGCTCCACCTGCAGCCTTCCGATGAGATCCACCACCTGGTCCGCAAAGCTCGCTGTCAGCCTTGTCAGCAGCGCCGGCAGCCGCGGGTCCTCCGTCGAGGCCACCTGATCCAATAGAACGCGCCTGGCGGTCTCCAGGGCCTTCTGCGCCATCTCCTCGCGGCTCATGCTCATCCAGATCCCCCGGTCCTCCTTGTACCAGTAGTGCATCCCGGTCACCGCATCGAAGAGGAACCTTTCCTTGTGCGCCATGTAGGCCGCGAAGAAGGGAGCCTGCAGATTGCCCGTGCCGCTCCGGCCGAACGTCCAGGGCACGCCATGCTGCCGGATCAACTGCGCGATCTCATCCCGACTGCCCGGAGCCGGCCAGCCCTCGGGCCACCGGATCTGGCTGAACTCCAGCGCCACCGGCGGCCTGTCCACCAGCACGCTGTACTCGCACCCGCTGGGGTGCACGCCCTTCACCGTGCTCAGGTTCCCCGTACTCCGCCACTCATACAATGGCTTGCCCAGCAACCGATCACCCACCTGGACCATCTCGGTCGTGCTGCGCTCCGCGCACGGCCCCGGGTACTTGCCCGTGATCCTCACGCCAATCTGTGCGCCCCTTTTCCCCTTCCACCTTGCCGACCCCTGCAGCACTGGGTTGACCCTCAGGAACGCCTCCAAACTCCCCTCATCGTCGAAGTCTATCGCGCACAGCCCGCCGGAGAACTCCCCGAGCCTTACTGCCACGTTCCCGTGCTCGAGCATGACCCGGTAAACATCCCTCTTGGTACTCTCCATGGTCTCCTGGGTGTACTTGACCATCGGAATCTTGGTCCCCGGGCTCTGCGGCACTAGGAACAGCGGCGTCCCCAGCCAGCCCTCAATCTCTTGCACAGTCATCATACCTCTTCACGCCTTTCAAACCGCAACGCCTCCTCGCTGATAAACCAGCCCTTCGGCCACTCGGTCAGGTAGATCCCGCCCAGTGTCCGCACCCGGCTCAGTGCCACGTAGGCCTGCCCGGGCTCCCGGGCCGCCCGTATATCAATCCTCGCGGCATCCAGGGTCAGTCCCTGCGCCCGGTGTATGGTCATCGCGTAGGCCAATCGGAGCGGGTATTGTTGGACGGTCACCCCCAGACTCTCAAAGAACCATTTGCGCCGACCCAAGCAAATCTTCTCACCGCGGCTCTCGACCACGATATCCCCACCCCGAAACTCCACCACCCGGCCCACCTGCCCATTGTAGAAGCCCTGCTCCGCATCGTTCGCGGTGAACATGACCGCAGCCCCGGGCTTCAACTGCAGCACCCGCGGCGTGCTCATGTTCTTGGTGGCGAACTCCACCGCCTGATCC